TGGTGTAATGGTTGGGTTTGGATGGGGGTCGATTCCCGACACATCAGAAACCTGGACCGCCCAGTCAGATACACCAGAGACATGGGCGCCAGTGTCCGACACGGCAGAGACATGGACTCCAGAGTCAGACACGTCAGAGACCTGGACACAGATCGCAGACAATTCAGAAACATGGACGCAAGTCCCAGCATGAAAGTGAACTATGGCAGATACCACAACAACCAACCTTTTATTGACCAAGCCCGAGGTGGGGGCCAGCACTGACACTTGGGGCACAAAGATCAATACTGACCTTGACAGCGTTGACGCAGTCTTTGCGGCTGCTGGCACAGGCACAAGCGTTGGCTTGAATGTCGGGTCTGGAAAGACAATCACGCTTGCTGGCACAACTAAATTTTCTGGCTCGACATCAGGGACAACCACACTGCAAGCAACTGCGGTGGCTGGTACTACCACTTTGACGCTTCCTGCGGCTACTGACACTTTGGTTGGTAAGGCAACGACTGATACGCTGACCAATAAGACGTTGACGGGTGCGGCAATGAATGGTACTTTGGGGGCTACTACTGCTAGTACAGTAGCGGCAACCACACTCACCACATCATCGACTGTTACGCACAATGGCGGCACTGCCAATGGAGTTCCTTATTTGGATGGCTCCAAGGTGCTGACTACGGGCAGTGCGTTGGTGTTTGATGGTGCGAATTTGGGTGTGGGTGTTACGCCTAGTGCTTGGAGAAGCACTTTTAAAGCATTGCAAATACTAGGGACTGCAACATTATCAAGCAACAATAACACCACAGTTTATTTAGGTTCAAACTGGTACTCCAACAGCTCTAACCAAGATGTTTACACTGTAACCGGAGCCGCTGGTATTTATGCCATAAGTGCTGGTCTTCATGTTTGGTACAACGCCCCCTCTGGCACAGCAGGTAATGTTGCCACCTTCACCCAAGCATTGACCCTTAACACCAATGGTGTTTTGGCTTTGCAAGGCGCATCAACATCAGCCACAGGCGTAGGCATCACCTTCCCCGCAACTCAATCAGCATCAACTGACGCAAACACGCTAGATGATTATGAAGAGGGGTCATGGACACCAGCTATTGCGTTTGGGGGAGCATCAGTCGGCGTAACTTACAATGCGGCTACAGCAGGCAGTTATGTCAAAATCGGAAGGCAAGTCACCGTTACCGGGTTAATTATTTTGACGAGCAAAGGGAGTAGTGTTGGGAGCGCAAGTTTGACGGGTCTTCCGTTCCCCATCTCTAACACCAATGGGGCATATTCGGGTGTTGCCCTAAGGTTTACCGCCATAACTTTTACCGGGCAAGTTCAAGCCTACACCGTTATTAGCACGACAACCATATCCTTCGAAAATGTCAGTGAAGCCGGGTCTAATCAGCCTCTAACTAACACAAATTTTGCAAATAACAGCGATGTACTAATTTCTCTTACATACTTTGTTTAAGGAAACCCTCATGTCAATCACCAAAACCACCACTGTTGACCAAATCACCGTCAATGAGAACGGCATCGTTCTTTATCGTGAAGCCACACGCATCATGGAAGATGGCAACGAATTGAGCCAAACCTACCACCGTTCCAGCCTGACCCCAGGCCAAGACCTGACAGGCATTCCTGCCAATGTCGTTGCAATCTGCAATGTGGCTTGGACTGCTGAAGTCATTGCGGCGTATCAAGCTGCACAAGCTGAGAATGCTTGACCGTAATGTCTGACTCCACTGAGACCAGGCTGGCAGTGCATGAGGCCATTTGCACAGAGAGGATGAAATTCATTTCTGACTCTCTTGCAAAGGGGTCAGAGCGCATGACAAAGATAGAGTATTTGCTCTACGCCGTGATCGTGGCCGTCTTGCTTGGTCCTGGTGCTGCTGCCTCTGTGTTTTCTAAGATCTTTGGTTTGTAGCAAATGTGGACCCCATCAGTATTCTCCTTTTGGCCTCGAGTGCATTCTCTGCAATCAAGCAGGGCATTGCCACATACAAGGACGTTAAGAATACTGCTGGTGACGTTAAGAAGATCGTCAACGAGATCGCTGGCATGTTTGGGCCAACCCCAACAAAAGAGCAAAAGAAACAGATCGTTGCCGAACAAAAGCGAGTGCAAGAAGTCGCTGCCTATGACCCCAATGCAGTCATGGGAGACATTGCAAAGCGCCTTGGTGAATTTATGCGGCATATGCAGCAGATCCAGGATTATTACCATGAGGAAGAGCGCAAGTCCAAAGAGGAAGTCTATGACGGGGCAGACTCTCTGGCAGAGCGTGCCTTGCAGCGTACCCTTGTACTCACCCAGTTAAGACAGATGGAGGCTGATTTGCGAGAGCAGATGATTTTCCAATCGCCTCCAGAGCTTGGGAATTTGTGGACACGGTTTAACGAGATGCGTGAGCAAATCGCGGTGGAGCAAGAGCAAGCCAGGGCAGTGCGAGATCAACGTGAGGCGCAGGCGAGATGGCAACGAAGACGGGTAATCGCGGACCTGCAAGACAAAGCAATCTACCTGGCAGCCGCCTTGTGCGTGATCCTATACCTGGCCGTGTTTTGGTCACTCCTGGTGATGGACCGAAAGACCAGATGGGGTTTCTGATCGCGCTCATATGCATGGTCCTAGTTTTTTGCCTGATGCTGCCGATAATTACAGTAATCTACTTTGATACTCTGGCGGTGCAAAAGGAAAGCAAAGCGCAGATCGAAAGAATGGAGAGGCTGCGCAAGCAGCTTGAGGAAGACCGAAAGAAGATGGACCAGGCCAACAGAAAGGAAGACTGAATGAGACTGCTGCTTTGTCTGACCATCATGGTGCTTGCTGGGTGCGAGGACCGCTATCGATACACCTGCCAGAACCCTGACAACTTTGAACTCAAAGAGTGTCAAAAGCCAAGGTGCTTATTCACGCAGACCTGCCCCGAGTATTTAGTTGCCCTGGTATTGACAAACAAGATTGAACCAGCAAAGGCCGAAGATGCTAAAAAGTAAATACACCCCTGAAGAGATTGAGGTTCGTATCTGGGGCTTTGTTGTGGTGATGATCACCGTCATTTTGCTTGGCATTGTGTTTGCCCTGCTCTATTCAGTAACGTTTGTCACCCAACCCATCAAGTCCATGGCGCCCATCGACCAGGCTTACACCAAGATGTTGAACGACATTGTGCTGCTCATTGTTGGCGGCATTGGCGGCATTGTGGGCAAGCGTGCCGTGGGGGCCGTCACCGCTGCAATAAACCCTACGCCGCCACCTACACCTGCCCAGGCTGCACTAGTGCCTTCTATGCCTGTTTCTGCGCCTCCCAGCGGTGCTTTGCCAGTCTGGATCAATCCACCTCTAGATGAAACCTGGACGCCTCCACCTCCACCGACAACGCCACCAGAGCACCTGGAACCCGATCATGTCCGCGAGGAGATCGCAGCAGCAAGACGTGAGGCTGGGCAGTGAATCCATACCTAATCATTGCGGCCATGGTTGCCATTGGCGGTGCCTATGGTTACGGCCACCATGTTGGTTATGCTGACCGTGACGCTGAGATGCAGGCTCACATTGCCAAGCTCAATGCAGAGTCACGCGCCAAGGAGCAAGAGCTGGCAAGCTCACTGAATAATCAAACTGAAACCCTGCGAAAGGCCAAGAATGAGATCAACAAGAAGCAGTCTGACATTAATAATCTTATTGATGCTAATCAGTTGCGCCTCCCGGTCCCGTCCACCCCAAGTTGCGTACCAGCCACCCCAGATGCCAGCCCTCCCAGCGGAGATCGGGACAAAGCAAGACCCGACACTGACAGAGAGATTATTAAAGCTCTTGTCGCCATCGCCATCGAGGGAGACAGAAACACCGTCCAGCTTAACGCCTGCATCGACACCTACAACAAAGTGAGAGAGGCCATCAATGGTAAACAGTGAACAACTCAAAAAGCTGCACATTGGCCCCGAATGGGTTGATGCGCTCAATGAAACCTTTGGCAGGTTCAACATCTCTACCAAGAGACAACAGGCTGCATTCATTGGGCAATGCGGCCATGAATGTGGGAACTTCAAGGTGCTGCAAGAGAACTTGAATTACCGCGCAGTCACCTTGATGAAGTTGTGGCCCAAGCGTTTCCCCACTCTTGACGTTGCCAACCAGTACGCTGGTCAACCCAGCAAGATCGCCAATAAGGTGTACAGCGGTCGCATGGGAAACCGTGACGAGGCATCAGGGGATGGTTTTCGTTTTTCGGGAAAAGGTTGCATCCAATTGACCGGCCACAGCAACTATTTTCACGCAGGCCAAGCCCTTGGCGTTGACTTTGTCATGCAGCCTGAGTTGGTCGCCACCCCCAAGTACGCTGCCTTAACGGCAGGTTGGTTCTGGTCAACGCATGACTGCAACCGCCTGGCCGAGGCAGGGGACTGGGCAGCGCTCACGAAGAAGATTAACGGTGGGACAATTGGCCTCGAAGACCGAATTAAGCACACCAATGAGGCTTTGGCAGTCCTGACATGACAAACCTTTACCAGCAGCTCCAAACCCCGGCACCGCCAGACCTGCCCTCACCTGGCGCGGTCTATGACGAGAGACTGACTGCGCAATCCCATCGCGGCCTGCTGACCTACTTTCGCAAGCTCACCAATATCTTGTCAACAGTCCTTGGGCCGCGAGGTGGCAAGTACTTGAACCTGCCATATGGTGCGTTTCAGGACTCAACCGACCAGACAGCGGCCAACACCACAACGGCCTACGCCATCACATTTGACACAACTGACTATGCAAATGGGATCACTCTGTCAAATTCATCACGTTTGAACGTGTCGCAGGGCGGGGTTTACAACGTGCAATTCAGCGTGCAATTCAAAAACACAACGAATGACACGCAAGACGTTGAGGTCTGGTTTCGTAAAAATGGCACTGACATTGCCAAGTCAAACTCAAGGTTTGGACTTACGACAAGAAAAGGCGCAGGTGACCCCTCTCACGTGATCGGGGCTTTGAATTACTTTGTTGATTTGGAGCAAAACGATTATCTGCAACTTATGTGGCGGCCATCAGACGTTGGCGTCTCCATTGAGCAGTACCCTGCCGGGACCAGTCCAACCAGGCCAGCAACTCCCTCAGTCATTGCCACAGTGAGTTTTGTGTCCAATCTTTCCGCATAATCACATCATGGCACTTGTACCACTCAGAATCCCCCCAGGCGTTTACCGTAACGGCACAGAGTATCAAACCTCTGGGAGATGGTTCGACTCCAACCTGGTTCGCTGGTTTGAGGGTACTTTGCGTCCCATTGGTGGATGGCGCAAGAGATCGGCATCCCAGCTCACCGGGTCATGCCGGGGCTTGATCACCTGGCGCGACAACTCAGGGGACCGCTGGATTGCTGCCGGTACAAATTCCAAGCTGTATGCCATGAATGAGGCTGGCACTTTGAAGGACATCACCCCGACAGGTTTAACTGTTGGCATTGCTGATGCAGCCACAAAGACCGGGTACGGGTACTCCACTTATGGCAACTTTGCCTATGGCGTGCAGCGCCCAGATACCGGCACAGTGACGCCAGCAACGACCTGGAGCTTGGATACCTGGGGAGAGTACCTGGTCGCCTGCTCAGATGCCGATGGCAAGCTCTACGAGTGGCAGTTGGGCTTTTCAACGCCGACCCTGGCCGCTGCCATCACCAACGCGCCAACGAGCTGCAACGCCGTTATGACAACGTCAGAGCGTTTTGTCTTTGCGTTGGGTGCTGGTGGAGATCCCCGCAAGGTTCAATGGTGCGATCAGGAAAACAACACCGTCTGGACCCCGGCAGCCACCAACCAGGCAGGTTCATTTGAGCTGCAAACTGTTGGGTCACTGAAGGCAGGCAAGCGCGTGCGCGGTCTTT